TTAAAATTTAAAAAAATGGGATTACAAAAAGAAATATGGGTGGCGGACATCAAAGAAACGTTACACCAAGGATCGGAATTCATTATGGCGGGGACGGATTATTCCGCGTTTGTTTCAAATCATACGGTTCACATTCCGCAAAGTGGCGCGGGGTCCGCGATCGCGAAAAATCGTTCGGTTTTACCGGCAACAATCGCACAAAGAACCGACACGGAATTAACGTTCGATTTAAACGAGTACACAACGGATCCGGTTTTAATTACGGATTTGGACGCGTTACAAGTTAGTTATGCGAAAAGAAATTCAGTGTTAGGACAACATTTGAACGTTTTAAACGAACGTATCGGAACTGAAGTTGCGTATGATTGGACACCGTCGGGATCCTCGTCGTTAGTATTAAGAACGTCGGGCGCGTCAACGTCCCAATTACCGAATTCAACGGCAACGGGAACGCGTAAAATGATCACAAAAGAAGATATCGCGAGAATGGCGCGTAAATTAGACGACGACAACGTTCCAATGAACGATCGTTTTTTAGTTTTGCCTACATTAATGTATTACGAATTATTCGGAATTGACGCGTTGGTTCGTGCGGATTTCGGTCGTGTTGCGAATCAAACGAACGGCGTTGTTAACGAAATTTTCGGATTTAAAGTTTTCAAACGTCCAACAACAATTTTGTTCAATTCAGCGTCGGCGGGCGTTAAAAAAGCGGTTGGATCAGCGGACGCGACAACGGATTGTATTGGGGCGTTTGCATTCCAAAAACAAAGCGTTGCGCAAGCGTTGGGCGCAATTAAAGTATTTGCGGACGAGGACAAACCGGAATTTTACGGATCAGTTTTTTCCGCGTTGTTAATGCACGGATCAACAAAATTGAGAAACGATAATAAAGGAATCGTTGCGTTGGCGCAAGGCGTTTAAATTATGATTTCGGAAAACAAAGCAAAAGAATTTTTCGCGTCCAATGCGGGCGCGGAAAATTTATTTAGTACGTCGGACGGATCAATTTTCAACGACGCGTATTTCGCGGACGCACATTCGCAAAGGTTGGACAATCCGGAAATAAAAGTTTTTTCACGAAATGAAAATTTCAAAGAATTAAAACAACAATTATTTTTTGAGGGTTCAAAATGGATTTTTCATTTGATCACGGACGCAATCGAACACGCGATCGAAAAAAAGCGAAAAAAACGCGCGACAACCGAAAATAAAAATATTAATAATTAAAAATAATTCGAAATAATGGGTTTACCTAAAATAACGATCAACCGCGGAAAAGGCGGTTTGGGGCGTCCGTTGGCGACGAACGATCACATTTCCGGATTTATTCAACCATACGCGGACGCGAATTTGCCGGCGGGTTTCACGACAACAAACCGAATTAAAATCGTTTATTCGATTAGTGAGGTTGAAAGTTTAGGGATCACGCAAGGCGGAACGTACACGCGTGAAAGTTGGTATCATTTGGATCAATTTTTCAAAAAACAACCGAAAGGAAAATTATATTTGAATTTAATTTCGTCGACGTCGATCAGTTATGCAAGCGTTGAAACGTTGCAAAATTTCGCAACCGGGGAAATTAGACAAATCGGATTTTTTGATCCGGCGACGACATTCGCAACGGGGAACGTTACGACGTTACAAGCAAGCGCGACGAATTTAGAAAACGCGGACAAACCGGTTTCGATCATTTATCAAGCGAACACGCGCGCAATTGCGAACGTTGGGGCGTTTGTTGATTTACGCGCGTTAAGTGCGAAAAACGTTTCCGTTTGTATAGGCGAGGACGGCGCGGGATTAGGAACGGCGATCGCAACGGCGACATCGAAAACGTTGGGAATTATTGGGGCGGTTTTGGGTGCGGTTGCGAATGCAAAAGTTCACGAAAACATCGGTTGGGTTGAAAAATTCAACGTTGTTGACGGATCCGAATTCGACGAACCGGCGATCAGTTGCGCGACGTCGTCGTTATTAGTGAAAACAATTTCAACAACGGCGTTGGACGGTTTGAACGATTACGGATATATCTTTATGAAAAAACACGTCGGATTAAATGGAACGTATTTCAACGACGCGCCGACGGCAATTTCCGTGACGTCCGATTATGCGTATATCGAAAACAATCGAACAATTGACAAAGCGATCCGAAATGTTCGCGCGTTTTTATTGCCAAGCGTAAACGCGCCATTGTATGTAAACGCGGACGGAACGTTAACCGAAGACGTAATTTCAAAATTCAAAAACGACGCGGAACGCGGTTTGGAATCAATGCAACGCGACGGCGAATTGTCGGCGTTTAGTGTGATCATTAATCCAATTCAAGACGTTTTAACGACGTCAAAAATCGAAATCGCAATCAAATTGGTTCCGGTTGGCGTTGCGCGTGTAATCGTTGTGAATATTGGTTTCGCCGTAAGTATTAACTAATTAAATATTTATTTATATGATACCTTTAATAAATGGAACGGCGTATGATTTTAGTCAAATCATTGTCACAATTTTAGGCGTTCCCGTGGCGTCGGTTTCGTCGATCGAGTATTCCGAGGAACAAGAAAAAACGAACAATTACGGCGCGGGAAATCGCCCGGTTTCGCGTGGTCAAGGCGCGATCGAAGCGAAAGCGTCGATTGAATTTTCAATGAACGACGTCGAATCAATTCGCGCGGTTGCGTTAAACGGTTCGTTGTTGAATATACCGGCGTTTGATATTACGGTATTTTTCGGGAATTTACAAAATCCCGTGACACACGTTTTAAAAAACGCGGAATTCGTAAACGACGGGATCGAAACATCGCAAAGCGACACGGACGTAAAAAGAAAATTCGATTTAGTTATTTCGCATATTAAATGGAATTAATTTTTTTAAAAAATTAAGATCACAAAACCGGCGGAATTTTCGTCGGTTTTTTTGTATTTTTACGATTATTAATTTAAAAAAATTTCACACAATGGAAACCGAAAAAAAAGAAATGCCAATTCCAACGGGCGCAAAATACGTTTTGGAAATTGAGGGATACAAATGTTATTTAAAATCAATCACGCGTCCCGTTATGGAACAAGCGTTGGGCTTTGTTATGCCGTTGACGGGATCGCCGAAATTAATCACGGCGGGCGAAATGATTTTGAACGCGTGTTGGTTGGACGGGGATCCCGAAATCCGATCAAATGAAGATCTATATTGTGAAGCGTGTTTAAATGCGGTTCAATTGATCGAACGTAAAAATTCGACACTAAAAAAGTTATAAAGCGAACCGAAATTCGAAAGGCGGACGGATACGACGAAACGCGTAAAATGTCCGCCTTAATTCGGTTTTATTTTCGTATTAATCCGGACGAATTATCGGATTTTGAGTTCGCGAAAATTTGGAATGAATTAAGATATTGTTTGGAATTCGAAAACAAACGTTTTTCAATGGATCCGACATCGAAATAAAAGTTTAAAATTATGGCGTCAAATAGGGAACAATACATCGTTGAATTAGTCGATCGCGGAGTAACGTCCGGATTGAAAGACATCGCAAAGGACGTTCAACGTTTGCGCGAAAAAATGGACGGTTTGGATCGTACCGTGGGGAAACCCGGGGGCGGTGGTTTGGCGGGTTCGTTGGGCGGATTGGGAAAAATCGTTGGTTGGGGCGCGTTAATTGCGGGCGCGGGAATGTTGGGGCGTGAAATTTACCAATTGGGCGCGGGAATGGAACAAACGCGCGTTTCATTTGGCGTTTTTATGGGCGATCAACAAAAAGCGAACACGTTAATTGCACAAATGCAAGCGTTCGGCAAAGTTACGCCATACGAAACAACCGAATTATTAAATTCGTCGCGATTGTTATTGTCCGCCGGGATCGAAGCGACGAAAATTCCGTCGTATATGAAAGCGATCGGCGACGTTGCGTCCGGGACAAACGTTCCAATCGAGGAAATGTCGCAAATTTTTATGAAAGTGACAAACAAGGGAAAAATGATGGCGGAAGAATTGAACCAATTTTCCGAACGTGGCGTCCCTTTAATGGCGGAATTGTCAAAAATGTACGGTATTACGCGCGCGGAAGTTTTCAAATTAGCGGAAACCGGGGCGATCACGTCCGACGTAATGAACCAAGCGTTTACAAATATGACGTCGGACGGCGGAATTTTCCACGATATGATGCAAAAACAATCACAAACAACCGCGGGAAAAATGTCGACGTTTGTCGATAATTTAAAAATATTAGGTTTAAAATTGGCGGATATGTTATTGCCGGCGATCAACGCGTTTATTGATTTTGGTTCTTATATAATGGACAATAAAAAATTATTGGGCGATATTGCAATCGTGATCGGAATTGCAACGGGGGCGTTTTTAGCGTTTAAAATTGCTATGTTTGCGTCCACGTTGGCAACGTCCGGAATGACAATTGCACAATATGCGTTAAATTTAGCAATGTCTTTAAATCCGATCGGTTTAATTGTGATTGGAATTGCGTCGTTGATTGCGGGCGTTATTTTAGTGATACGCCATTTCGACGAATTCGGCGCGGTTTTATCGTTTTTATCGGTTCCGTTCGGTTTAATTATTGGTTTAATCCAATCGTTGCGCCGTAATTGGGACGGCATTGTCGACGCGTTTTCCGGGGGTGGAATTTTGGCGGGATTGAAAAAAATCGGAACCGTAATTTTGGACGTTTTATTAATGCCTATTCAACAACTTTTAGAATTGATCGCAAAAATTCCCGGAATGGGGGATATCGCCGGCGGGGGTGCAAAGTGGATCAAAAATTTTCGTAAAGATTTGGGATTAGTCGTTCCGGAAAATACGAAAAAAGTTGTTAAGGACAACCAATTGAAATTCGAAAAAATCCCGGGTGTTGGCGATACACAATTGAAAGCGATCGGAAACGAAAGCGCGTTGAAAACGGCGGGCAAATTAGCAAAGGAAAAAAAGGCGAAAACGGGAAAAACCGACACGAATTTAAAATCCGGGATTTCCGAAATAACGGCGGGCGCGCCGAAAGTTTTTAACATAAATATTGGATCATTAATCAACGAACAATCATTCACAACGAATAAAGATTTTTCCGAAATTAAAACACAAATTAAGGCGGAAATGTCGCGTTTATTGTTGGGGGTTGTTAACGACGTTCAAACGACATAAAATTGTAAAAAAATGAGTATTGGAAAATTTACATTCACGGGCGCGGGGTTGGCGTTATTAAAACCGAAATTATTTTCGTTTTCGGGCGTCGATCCGGACGAACCGTCGCGAAGTTCGTATTTAGGGACGCCGGTTTATTCAAATTTAGAAATCGAACCGTTCCAATATCAAACGATTTCGGGCGAAACAATTTCCGTTCAAAACGGAATTATAATTGATCACGTTTTAATGAGTGTTTCGCAAACGAAAAACATTGTCACGACACCGATCCAAGGGCGAAACGGAACCGTTAAGGAATATATTTCCGACGGCGATTATCAAATCGAAATCACGGGGACAATAAGTTCACAAACGAACAATTATCCGGAAACCGACGTCAACGAATTAGTTCAAATTTTGCGCGCGCCGGTTGCTTTGAATTTAATTTCGGAATTTTTAAATTGGTTCGACATTCATTCGGTTGTCGTGACGGATTATTCATTTCCACAAACCGAGGGCGCGCGAAATATTCAAGAATTTTCAATCAATTTATTGTCGGACGTTCCGGTCGAATTAGCGGATTTGTAAAAATGGAAAGATTATTTTGTGAAATAAAAATAGGCGAAAACGTATTCGATTTTGTGACGGACATCGAAATTGTTTCGACGTGGAAAGAATTCACGGACACGGCAAAATTAACGATCCCGAAACGGATCACGAAAAACGGCGAATTGATCACGAACGGAACCGGATCCATTTTTAAACGGGGCGACAAAGTTCAAATTAAATTAGGTTATTATCCAATGTCGACATTAAGATTTTCGGGATATATTTCCGCGGTCAAAATAACGACACCGATCGAAATCGAAATCGAAAACGCAATGTTTTTATTGAAACAATCTACGTTTACGAAATCATACAAAAAAGTTGATCTAAAAACTTTATTAAACGATATGATTGGGGGCAAAATTGCGATTAATTCAGTCGACGCGGATTTGGGGGCGTTTAGGATCACAAATGTAACGCCGTTGCAAGTTTTGGACGAATTAAAAAAAACGTATTATTTGGATTGTTTTATCCAAGGGGGGACATTATATGTCGGGCGTCAATACATCGCGGAAAATCGCGTGGATCACGAAATCGTTATGGAACGCGACGTGATCGACAACGATTTGATTTGGAAAAACGAGGACGAAACAAAAATAAAATTGAAAGCAATTTCAATGTTACCGGACAACAAAAAAATCGAAATCGAAGTCGGCGATTCGGACGGGGAACAACGAACGGCGCACTATTACGATTTGACGGAAAAAACATTGAAAACAATCGCCGAAAGTGAAATAAAAAAATTCAAATTTTCGGGTTTCCGGGGCGGTTTTACAATGTTCGGATCGCCACGAATAAAACACGGGGACGTTATTGTCTTAAAAAGTTATAAATTACCGGAACGAAACGGAACATATTTCGTCGATACCGTGGAAACGACATTCGGACAAAATGGTTTCCGACAAAAAATTGAATTAGGACGTAAAGCGGAACAATGAAACAAAACAACACAAACCGATCGATCCGCGATTTAATGCGGGAAATTGTAAAGGATCCAAACGCCGAAATTTATTCGGTTGTTGGGGAAATAATCGCCATTGACGAAACGGCGCGAACGTGCGACGTAAAACCGGCAAACGGGGACGCGGAAATTTACGGCGTTCGTTTACAATCGGACGCGAATTCAACCGACGGATTTGTTTTAATACCGACAATCAATTCGATTGGTATCGTTACGTTTATAAATCGAACAACCGGAATTTTATCGGTTTGTAATAAGATCGACAAAATGATCGTAAAATCGGAAATCGAAATAAATATCGATTGCGAAAAAATAACGTTCAACGGCGGATCAAACGACGGATTGATAAAAATAAACGATTTGATCACAAAATTAAATGCCGTTGAAAACGATTTGAACGATTTAAAAACGATTTTGTCGTCGACGTGGGTTCCGGTTCCGCAAGACGGGGGCGTGGCGTTGAAAACGGCGTCCGCAAGTTGGGCGGGGGCAACGATCACACCGACGCAAAAAACGGACATTGAAAACGATAAAATAAAACATTAAAAAAATGAGTTATAAAGATTTAATAATGGACGCGGACGGCGATTTGATTTTCATAAACGGCGATATTAAGATCAACGAAAGCGATACACAACACGTCGAACATATATTGATCACGGACAAAGGTCAATTTAGACAATTCCCGTTGATAGGCGTCGGCGTTGCGCGTTATTATCACGGATCAGTAAACAAACAAGAAATAAAACAATCCGTAAAATTGCAATTGGAATCGGACGGATACAACGTTCGACAAATTTTCGTCGATACAAACGATAGTTTAAAAATAGACATCGACGCGGATCGAAAAAATACTTAATTTTTTTAACTTTATCAAATGGAATATTTAGTAAAAAGCGGACAAAATATTTTCGACGTTTGCGTTCAAAATTTCGGCGACATCGAAACGGGTTTGATTGATTTGATCACATCGAATTCGATCGCCATTTCCGACAATTTGGTTTCCGGTCAAAAAATGATCGTGAACAACGAAAACGCGGGAATTACTAAAAACATTGATTTTTTTCGAAATCGAAATTTCGTTGTAAATAACGCGGACGAAAACGACATCGGAACAATTGTCGGCGATTATAACGTCGATTTTTCAAACGATTTTTTTAATTAATACAATAATATAATTTTATGAGTATAAAAGATAGAACGACGTTATTAAACGAAATTAATACGTTTATCGATAGCAACGGAAACAACGGGATCACGGCGTCGGAATTACGCGCGCGGTTGATTGATATTGTCGATAGTTATTCTAATTTAACAAACGACGCCGGGTTGTTGGGATTACGTCCATACAATCCAACGAAAGTTTATTCATTGGATCAAACGTGTATATACAACAATCAATTATATATTTGTTTGACAACGGGATCAACCGGGACATTTCAAACGGCAAATTGGGCGTTGACGGGAACGTCGGCGACGTCGAATCCATTCAACGGAAACCGATTTCAAACGCCTTTGTCCGTGACAACAAATTCCGGATATACCGGTTTGACGTTGACATCGGATCCGCCGGCAAATTGTCGAATTGACGTTTTCGTTAATGGCGAATTTTTGGAAATTGGGGACGGATCGAAATTGAAAAATTTTTATTTGTCCGGGGACAATGGAACAACCGCGCGAACATTTGCGAACACAACGGCGGGCGATAAACTTTATTTTAACGCCACGATCACGGGTTGGAATTTAGAAACAACGGACAAATTATCAATTAATTATAATTCATAAATAATGAAAGCGAAACAAATATCGGATTTGGGTTCGGCGATTTCGTCAAATGCGACGGTTGCGGATCACGAAAGCAAAAAACACGTTCACACCGGGACGGCGAATAAAATTTCGAAATATAACGGTTCCGGGAATTACGAAGATAGTCAAATATCGGACACGGGATCAAATATTGCGATCGCGGACGCCGTGATCGACGCAAACGTTTTAATTGCGATACAAACCGCGAAATCGATTGTTCAACAATTAAAAGCAACGAAAACGAACGGAAACGCGACAACCTTAAATTTGATCGCCGACGCGATTAATTCGGGAATAAATTATGGATTAAAAATTTCGGCGTCGGGATCGGTTTCGGAAAACGTGGCGTTGTCCATTTCGTCCGGGAAATCAATTTTCGGCGGGACAACGGGCGACAATTCCGCAATTGTGGAAATGGTTTCGACAAACGCCGGTTTGTTGATCCCGCGAATGACAACGACACAACGAACCGCAATATCAACGCCCGCAAAGGGATTAATTGTTTACGATACAACGTTGAACGATATTTTTGTGAATATTGGATCCGGGGCGGTTCCGTCGTGGATCGGTTTAAAAGCGGTCGGAATTTCGGGATCCGGAACATTGAATAAAATTCCAAGGTTTGACACGACACAATCGATCACGGGCGGAACATTGAACGACGACGGGACGCGCGTTTGGATTGGGGCGGGGGCGTCAACCGATACGCCGTTTTTCGTTTACACGGCGGATCAGTACGGAATAAAATCCGTTTCGTTCAATTCAAATCCGGCGATAAATGGCGTCGGGGTTGTTGGGATTTCGCAAGGAACCAACGTTTCGCGAAATATTGGTTTAAATGGATATGGAATTGGATCAACAAAAAATTTCGGCGTTGCCGGATCCGTTGGCGATATTGTTTGGCAAAATTTAGACATTTCAATTTTAGCGGACGCCGGGATTGTTGGGATTGCAATTGGGGACGCCGGAACAAATCAAATAATGATCGGTTTATTTGGTAAAGCGGGCGCGTCGGCGGGGGGCGTTACGACGTTGAACAATGTCGCGTTATGGTTGCAAGCGTCCGGCGCGGGCGGAAAAAACGTTGCGATTTTATCGGAAAACGACGTTCCGTCAATTTTGGGCGGTGGGTTGTCGGACATTGATAATTCCGCAATTTTGAAATTGCATTCAACGACAAAGGGTTTTTTAATGCCCCGAATGACAACCGCGCAAAAAAACACAATAACAAATCCGGCAACGGGTTTAATGTTATTTGATTTAAACGTCAATCAAATTCAAATCAACACGGGAACGACATCGGTTCCGGTTTGGACGGGTATCGGTGGCGCGGGAATTTTTGGATCAATGTCGGCAAATTTTATTCCGCGCGCGATTAGCGTCAACACGTTGTCGCCGGGTTCAATTTATGACGACGGAATAAACGTTGGAATTGGATCGCCGGCGTCAAGTGATACGAAATTGTGGGTTCAAAGTTCGGCGACACAAAGAAATACAATTATAGGCGTAAACACAAAAACAAACGGCGACGGATACGGAATCGCGGGAATTGCAAATGGATTAAACACGGGAACCGACAAAAATATAGGCGTTTACGGAACGGCGGTTGTTGGTTCGATTTTGGTCGGCGTTTGGGGAAATGCCGGAACCGCGGGAACAACGCCGGACGTCGGATCGTTTAAAAATATAGGCGGTTTATTTTTGTCAAATGGCGAAAGCGGAAACGAATTACAAACGGCGATCCGGGCGATTTCAAACGCGAATAATTCCGCGCGAAATGTCGGAATTAATATTGTTGTTTCAAACGCCGGGACGGGCGGGGCGGTTCCGTTCCGTATTGAAACCGGGGCGGACAATACCGGTAAAGCATTGATTTGTCAAAATTCAACCGGGGACGTTGCGTTTTTTCCCGTTGTTCAAAAAGTAGGGACATCGACGCCGGGCGACATTGCAATTTTTGACGCAACCGGAAACATAATGAACGACGCGCAATTGTGGTTCGATTTCGGCGGAAATACGTTGAATATAGGCGGAACAAACGACGCCGTTACGATAGGATCCGGGATTTGTAGCGTTACGAATTCGGGAAATCCGTCGGTTTTACAATTAGCGAATTATTCGGGTACGTCGGGAATAACGAACGTTTTTTCAATATTTAAAGCGAACGGATCGCAAACAACACCAACGGCGTTGACAAATGGGACGGTATTATATGAACGACAAAAATTCGGTTTTAATGGATCCGCGTTTGCTCAAATTTTTTCCGAATTAGTAACGGCGACAACAAACCATTCGTCAACGGTTCGCGGGATTTCGTGGGAAATTCAAACCGTGAACGGCGTCGCGAGTTCGGCAAAATTAACACGTCTAACAATCGACGGCGACGGACATACGCGCGTTAAAAATGGAAATTTACGCGTCGACGACGGACAAATCGGTTTCAAAACAAACACCAACGCAATTTCAACGGCAACGGCGCGAACGATTGATTTCAATTTGGGAAATACTCAAGAATTAGACATTGACACCGCAACCGGTACTATTGTGATTACATTTGCAAATATGATCGACGGAACGCCGTATTTATTAAATATTATTCAAGGGGCGACACCGCGCGAAATTACGTTTTCACAAACAGTTCGTTGGTCGGGCGGTTCGTCCGGTAAACCTTTGTTTATTAATTTAACGAACAACCAAGAAACATTAATTTCGATCGTTTATTTAAACGGAAAATTTATTGCGTCGGCGGTTGTTAATCATTCATAAAAAATTTTAAAAATGTTTCATTCAATATTTTTAGGGCGTGGCGCGCAATCCGGGGGTTCGGGTTGCGCGTATGGCGTGCAAAGTTTAGAAATTCAAGTCGGAACCTATTAAGGATATTCTAATTTAAAACCATTTTACGGTTTATGGAATTACGGGATCACGGCGGGGATTTACACCGCGTCGCAAGTTGGAACCGGGGGAAAACAATTAACGGGATTACAATTTTATCCGCGAAGTTTTTCGACAACGTATGTTATGAACAACCAAGAAATTTGGATCGGTGAAATTTCCAACACAACATTTCCAACAACAACGCCGGCGGTCGATTTTTCCGATTTAACGTTTATAAAACCATTGACAAAAGTCACAACGCGAAACGTTTCAATTGTCAATAATTTAACGTGGAACACGGTCGGATTTGATTTTCCGTATTGTTACGACGGAACAAACAATTTAATCGTTGTTTGGAAAAATTACGACGGCGCGTGGGCGTCCGGGTTTGGCGAATGTCAAGTCGGAAACGTTGTTTCCCGTGGAATGTCAAAAACCGCCGACACCGCGTTTCCAACCGGAAACGGAACCCGCGACAATTCGCCGTTATTGTTAAAATTTAATTATTAAAAAAATGGATTTTTCAAGTTTAAAAACATTATTAGAAACGCGCGCCGTGGTCGATTTTTTCGGATACAATGGCGACGACGTTTCGCGTTGGATTGTTTCGTTGATCGTGAACGATCCAACGCCGGAAATATTAAACGAAATTGCGATCGAATTAAACGGATCTTTATTGGACAATTTTCCAATTTTAGAATATTACGGAACCGACGGAAATAATTTAAAAGCCGTATATTTGGCGGAACAAATAATTTAAGATTATGGCACGAACAATAATTCAAATTTACGACGAAATGATCGCCGAAAAACAATTGAACGCGACGTTGACGGGATTACAACCGAACATCGAAAGCGGTCAAAATTTATTAACGGATTTAACGTCGGCGTCAAAAGTTGCAATTTGGCGATTAATATTTTTCACGGTTGCCGTTGCAATTTGGACACACGAACAAATTTTCGATTTGCATAAATTAGAAATTGAAAAACGGGCGTCCGAATTAATAACGGGGACGTTGCGTTGGTATTCGGAACAAGCGTTGGCGTTTCAATACGGCGATATTTTGGTTTGGAATAACAATCTATTGAAATATGAATATTCGTCCGGATCAACCGGTCAAAAGATAATCGCGAGGGCGTCAACGATCGAGGTTGTCGGGGCGAATAATCAAATCCGAATAAAAATCGCGAAATTAAACACCGCCGGGAAATTGGTTCCATTGTCGGGAACCGAACAAAATTCATTCACGGCATACATAAACCGCGTGAAATTTGCGGGCGTGAATTTAGCAATCACAAACATAAACCCGGATCAATTAAAATTATCGATCCGCGTGGATTACAACCCTTTAATTTTAACGTCAACGGGCGAATTGATTTCAACGTCGGGCGTTTTTCCGGTTGAAAACGCAATAAATACATATATCGCGAATTTACCGTTTGACGGCGTTTTTAATATTAACGCAATGATCGACAAAATTCAATCCGCGGACGGCGTGATCGATCCGTTTGTTATCAGTTGCGACGCGCAAACGGGATCAACGCCATATATTCCAATAACACAAAACTACACCGCAAACGCCGGATATTTGGAAATTGATCCGTCGTTTCCATTGGACGACATTTCCGTTATTATTTACAATCCTATTTTATTATAAAATGAATTTTTTAATTAATTTTTTGGATTTATGTCGACAAGTGATCCCGTATTTTTTTCGAAAAGAAAAATTTTTGGGGTTGTTAAAATCGATTGTAACGCCGTTAAAATATATAAACGATAGTTTACTATATTTAAGGACGGAAACGGCGTTCGCGTTGGCGTTTAACGCGCAAATTATATATTTGGAAAAATATTTGAATGAAGTTTATCCAAACCCGGGGACGTATCCAAACAATATTCACATTTTAGACGGCGCAAACGTGGCGTTCGATTATGTTTGGAATTTTGCGGAATTACAACAAAATTTAATAGTTTACAATTATGTCGAAAATTCGCAACCGGTTTATTTGCAAAATTCCGCCGAACAAACGGGATCATTCGCGACGTCGTATTTAATAAAAATACCGACGTTTTGTCAAACGGCGAATGATTACAAAGGACAATTATTCAACGAGCAAAAGTTTAAAAAACGCGTTAATTTTTATAATTTAGCGGGGAAAACGTATTCAATTCAATATTTTTAAAAATGAATAAATTAATTACAACAAATAACGGCGGTTATCCGTTTGTATTGGACGATTTGAGGTTCGTCGACGATAGTGTTCGCGAAACGTTTAAAAACACGTTTAGAATGTACGGCGGGACGTCCGGGACGGGATCCGACGGTTTTTTGTTAACGGCGGATTATTATCAAAATCAAATATTGCCGGGCGGGACGACAATTCCGCAAATGGGCGTTTTTATGAATGGCGAAATTTTCACATTAAATTCGTTCACGTTGCCCGTTGCGCCGTCCGGATCGAATAATTTTATTAATATAGTTATCGAAACCGGATACACAAACTTTGCGCCCGGATTAAAAGTTTTGCAAAACGGCGTTTCGTTGAATACATACGAAACACGGATCGCAAATAGAATCAACACTAATTCCGGCGGGGGCGGTGGGTACGCGGGACAATTCCAAGCGTTTCAATGGGTTTCCGCGGGCGCGTCAAGTGGTTGGAAAATTTTAAACAATGCAAATTTTACATATTTACAAAATCAAAAATCCGGTTTAAATTCCGCGTTTATAAACATAGGGACAAACACAACAAACATCGCGACAAATACGAACGATATTTCGGCACACGAAAGTCGATTGGACGCGATCGACGCGCCGTGGAACACAATCACGGGAACCGCCTTAAAATCCGCGTTGGGTTGGGAATTTCAAAACGGAACATTTTCGTCGCCCATTGCGTATTCCGCGCCGGTTGGTACGTTCGATAGTTCGTCGTTTGTGAAATGGAAAATAATCGGATCGACAATGTTCGTTAATTTTAACGTTCATAGTTTAATCGTCCCGAAGTGTGATCAAGTAATAACGGGCGGGATTGCTACGGGGTTTGCAAACCCGAATTCAATTATTGTAAAAATAACGTTTCAATTTGACGGTTTATTGGCATTAGGCAGACCATTAAACAATCAAATTTCCGGAACGGTCAATGTCGGCGAACGAAATTTAGCGTCCCCGGCGTCAAATGTTGCGTATATTGAAAAATTATTCGCCTATTTAATAGGATTTCGAATGAATAATTTCGGCGAGGAATCCGGTATCGGTTGGAATTATAGTTATACTTTAACGACGGGATTAGCCGGAACAATAAATAGAAAAGGCAACGGAACGCCGGAATTCACGGTCAATCCAAGTTATTCATTACGCGGATCGTTTCAAATTGAATTAGATTAAATTTAAAATTATGGAATTAAACGAAATATTTTTGTCGGCAACGGGATTAATAATTGGATATTTTTTACGCCAAACGCACACGGATTTAAAACGAATTCAATCGGATTTCGCCATTTGGAAAGCGAAAACCGAAAGCGAAAACGGGAAATTGCGCGGTCGGGTTGATTTGTTGGAAATGGACATAAAAAACGAATTAAAATCATTTAAACAAATAAACGAAATTCAATATAAATCGTTGCGCGAAGAAATGATCGAAATGAAAGCGTTGTTAAATGAAATAAAAAAATGTACGTCAAAATGATTAAATTGAAATTTGGTTCGTCCCGGGTTGTTTTATTAATCGGAAAAATCGCGATAAAAATTCCGTTTTCAAAATGCGGGATCGAACAATCCCGAACCGAAATAAATTTTTTTTATAAGAATAAAAACGCGGAATTTTTTCCATTTGCAAAAATATTAAAAACCCGCGGATCGATAATTTTCGCGGAACGTTGCACGGGAATAAAAAACAATGTCGAAAATCCCGAAATAATCAAACGCGCGGACAAAATAAAAATTTCATTCGATCAATTTAATTTTATGTTTGGGGACATTTACCGGATCGAAAATTGGGGCAAAAATAGAAACGGCGAAATTGTTTTGTTGGATTACGGTTTGGACGAAAGGATCCAAACGAAATATTATTATAAATATATAAAAAAATGGATCGATTAAGTAAACACGTTTCGTTCAATGAAGCAACGCAAACATCGCGAAAATTAGACAATACGCCGTCCGCGGATCAGTTAAAAAATATGATTGATTTGTGCGAAAATGTATTCGAACCGTTGCGCGTTTGGGCGGGCGAACCGATTAAAATAAATTCAATGTTTAGATCCAAGGCGGTAAACGTTGCGATTGGTGGGGCGAAAAATTCCCAACATTGCGCCAACGACGGATCCGCGGTTGATATGGACGCAACGGGCAAAAAAACAAACGCGGATTTATTCAACTATATTCGCGAAAATTTATTGTTTGATCAGTTGATTTGGGAATTCGGAAATGAACAAAATCCGGATTGGGTTCACGTTTCATTTTGTACACACCGCGCAAACCGAAAACAAGTTTTAAAAGCGTTCAAAATTGGATCAGTAACGAAATATGTAAAATTTTAAATTATGTTTAAAAAAGAAAATAAACAAGTTCGGAAAATTCGCCGGGATCGGATCATTTCGAAAATTAGTAATTTTTTTATGTCGATCGGATTGGGCGTTTTAAAGGCGACGCCGTTCGGACATATTGTTTCGGAAATTGAAAATAATTTGAAACACGAAAACGGCGGAATTGGGAAATTGGACAAAGTACGTTTTATTTTTTGGATATTTTTCACGGGAATTTTTATCGGAAAAATATTTGATTTTATAACGTGGGACGACATTTTCGTCGGATTGAAATTGTTTTCAAAATAAAATAAAAAGGCGGTCGCCGGTGGATTTTTCGTGTTTCCTTATTTCCTACACCGTGCGAACCGCCCTATTTTTCCGCTAAAAAATTAATGTTTTTAAGTGTTCGCGGATCGTGATTTTTTCCCGTTCGATTTTTTCATTTGTCACGAAATCAAAATGAAAATTCATTTTTTCGTGATATATACATAAAAGAACGTAGTAATTCAAAAAATAATCAAAATTTTCATTCATTACATTTTCGGGATTTTTAGGAAAATCGTATCTTTTCCGGCGTTAAACGTTGGCAAAGTTATAATTTCGCCCGTTGAATGATCCACAATTGGATCGCCTATTTTATGCGAATTTTTAAGCGATTTTAAATGTTTTTCGACGTTTTCCAATTGGGATTTTTGATCGATCCACATATCGCAATTTTTAAAATCCCAACGTCCCGCCGTTGCACGAACGGAAAAAATAACGCCGTTTTTTAAATGTTCGCCCGTTCCATATTTCGACGCGTCCGAAAACGCGGTTTCGAATACGCCGTCGATCGCGGACGACAATTTTTTGTCGATTTTTTTCAATTCGATAAACGCGTCCAATCCGTCAACCGTTCCATTTTCAACCGCGTTCACAATTGACGCGATTTGTTTCAAAATTATTTCCGTGTTATTCATTATCTAAAATTTTAGTTAAAATTATATTTTCGATTTCATTCAGTTGATTTAGGTTGTCGAATAACGTGTAAACGTCAACCGATCCCAATTCGATCGTTTCAATATCAAACGACGCCGGTTCGCCCGGGGTTCCGGGTTCCCCGTTGCGATCGTAAAATTCGCAAGGTTCGCCCGGATCAAACGATCCCGAACAATAAAGATCGACGCCGTGAAATTCAATATAAACATTCATATTAAAACGGCATTTTTTTAATTGGTTCGCCCGGTTGCGCGAATTCGTTTGTTGGTTGCGCGGTTTCCGTTGATTTCCCGTCGTTTTGTACGTCAACCGGGGGAATAAATCCGGACGCCTTAAATTCGGGCGTTGTGATCATTTTTTCGCGTAAAAAATTCGGGATTTTTTCCCAATTTTCGGAAATGTTTTCGTAATTGATTTCTAACGACGGCGTTATTTGTTCCGGTGCGGGAATCCCATTTGGAACCGCCAACGCGCTATCTATTGAATTATAAGCGCGCCCGGACGCCGACGTTTTCAAACCGATTGAAAGCATACACGGAACGCCCAATAAACGCGTTACGTCGAATTTTTTCGCCTCGTCCGGCGTGAATGGCGTTCCGCGCCACGTATCTAAAAATTTACGCAATGTCGATTTTTCATTTAACGACAACGTGAATTCCTTTGAAACGAAACGCGGTTCCGCGCCCTTTAATTCGTCGAAAACGTGCATTTCGGACGGTAGTTCAAAAGTACATCGAACTAAATTTCGCGTCGTGGATTTCCCTTGAATATCTTCCGTTAATGTTCCGACGTGGATCATTTGAACGCAACGCGCGATATGTGTTCCCGGTTTGATTGGATCAACGGATTTCGATCCGTTATCAGTTGCATTGATAGCCATAACTTTAAATTTTAAAGGTTAATTATTGAATTTAGTCGTTTGTGTTTCCGTTGTTAATTTTTTGTATTTCGACATATACAAAAACGGCGCAAATAGTTAAAAAAAGCGCGAACGCAATTATTTTAAAAAAATCATTCATTTTGTAAAATTTTAATTAATAATTCTAATTTTTCAGTAATCAATTGATCCGCGGTTTTTAAGTGTAAAACATTCGTCAATTTTGTTCGTTGTTGATCCGAATTGTATTCCGGGAAACAATGAATAAAAACCGGGATTATTTGTTTTGGCAAATCTTTTTTTGCCGTGATAACGCGTTGTTTTAATGCGTCGGTTTGTGATAAATTTTCCATTTGTAATAAAATTATTTCGTTTTTACATTGATACAATTCGCGATTATTTTCGTAAAATTCGCGTTCACGATCCGCCATAAAAATTTCCTTTGTTCGTCCCATTTTATAACATTGCTTTACAATGGGTTTTTTTTGAAATCGTGATCCCGTCCATAAATTCGAAAACGCCGTTTTCCATTGAAACCAATTTTCCGCAAGTGTATTTATTATCATAATGCAAATCGCGAACAATAAACATTTCCGTTTCCGGATACAAACGTTCGAAATCATTCGCCCAACCGATCGCGACGGCGCGCGAAACGTTTTGTTTGGTTGGGATTGTTGGAAATTTGTTGTTTCCGTCCATAATTATAAGTTTTAAAAATCCGGCGGATCGAAACCCGTCCGCCGGTTCGGGTTTTATATTAAAATTTTAGGATCGCAATTTCTAAATTTGTTTGATATTCGCCCGTTTGACGCGCATAATCAACCATTTTTTTATGATCGCCTTTGTTGATCAAATCCAAACGTCCAAAAAAGAAACGCCCGTTTGTTGTACACGCGATATATTCACGATTTGAATTTCGGTTCGTTACCATTTCGCCGGTGCGGTTGTCGATCACTTCATAATAAAATTTCCCGGTTTTACGTCCCGTTTCTTTTTTTGTTAATGTGAAATTTTCCGTATCAAATCCGGTTAACATTGCGTTGATTGTGTTTAAATTTTCCATAATTTCCTGTTTTTCAATTAGTTAATATTTTTTTACCGTTTCCGTTGCCGTTGTTCGACATTGCAAATATACAAAACTTTTTGTAATTGCAAAGAATACTAAAAAAAAATACAAAAATTTTTGTAATTTAAAATTTTTCCTATATTTGCAAAACGAAACAATTTAATTTTTTAAGTATGGAAACACAAAACGATTTAATTCGATTGATTGATCAATCCGGATTATCAAAGGAAAAAACCGTTCAATTGGGCGAAAACCTTACAAAATTTTTTAACGTCGCGATCGATTGGAACGACAAAATCGATCAAATTGTGATCACGGATCCGAACCAAAAATCGGAAATGAAAGTCGCACGCGAAACGCGTTTAATGTTACGGCAATATAGGATCGACGCGCAAAAGTTGATCAAATCCAACCGGGACGAATTAAAACAACAAATGTCGGATCAAATTTTATTAGATAAACTTTATTTGAACGCCGGGAAAATGATTTCCGCAACGTTTGAAAATTTGGAAACGAAATTGGAACAAAAAGAAAAATTCGCGGAACGTTGGGAAACCGAACAACGCGCGATTTTACGATCCGAACGTTTATCCCAATTGTCGGAATTTACCGAAAGTTCGGAATTATACGCGATCGCCGTCGAAAATATGGGCGTTGAAGAATTCAAATATTATTTATCCGGTATTAAATTAAAGCGTGAAAACGAAATCCAACGCGAACAACAACACCGGGCGGAATTGGAACAACAAGCGTTCGCAATGGAATTAAAACGCCGTCAATCGTTATTAATAAACAACGGGTTCGAATGGACGGGAACCGTTTTCAAGTTCGAAACGTTGGAATTAACGCCGGAAAATGTCAAAGAAATGACAACGGAAAAATTCGACGACGCAATGAACGACGCGATCAAATTAATTAAGGATATACGCGTCGAACAACAACGAAAAATCGACGAACAAAATCGCGAAATTGAAAAATTAAAAAATCAACAAATCGATTATTCAATGTCGGACGGCGTGGGGGTTTCGATTTTACCGTCACGGGCGACACCCGAACCAACGCCGGAACCAAACCCGGAACCAAAATTCGAAACGACACCAATCGAACCGATCGGAAATTCCGATCAGTTGTTCGACGAATATATGGTTTGGATCAAAAAACAAAGAATGTCGGAACAACCGTTCGGCGCAATGTCGTTGGAAATTGATTTGATAGATAAATTCGAAAGTTATAAGGTTTGGGCGGTTAAACAAATAAAAATCGTTTTAGGAAAATGAAATCGATCGTTTTAATTTGCGGTTTGGCGTGTTTATCATTCACACACCGCGCGACGTATTATTCGGATTACTTTGTGGGGCGTCCGACAAAATCCGGGGAAATATTCAATCAAAATTTATTAACGTGTGCGTCGAATATTTATCCGATCGGAACCCGGTTGAAATTGACAAATGTCGAAAACGGAAAATCGGTTGTTGTTCGCGTAAATGACACCGGCGGATTTCAACGCGTGACGTTGGATTTATCAAAAAAAGCGTTCCGCAAAATTGCGGATCTAAAAATCGGAATAGTAACAATAAAAATCAAAAAAATATGATTGAAATATTTAACGAATTCGGCGACGTTGGCGCGCCAAGTATCTACTTAGTGACATTATTAATTTACGAATCAAACAATAAATAATTATGGAAATTTTAAAAATATCAAAAAGAACAATTTCAATTCAATTGAAAAACCAATTCGACACGCCGAAAATTATTCAAACGATCCGTTTTTTTGATCGTTTTAATGTCGAATTATACAATAAAATAAAAGAAATAAAACAATCGAAATAATGGAATTACGTCCATATCAAACCGAATTAAAAAACGACGTCCGGGATTGTTTTTCACGCGGGGAAAAATCCGTGGTTTTATGTTCGCCGACGGGATCCGGGAAAACGGTCACGTTTGCGGACATTTGCCGAAATTCAGTCGATAACGGTTTCCGTGTTATGATTGTAGTCGATCGCAAAGAATTGATCGATCAATCCGTGGCAAAATTGAACGATTACGGATTGAAATCCGAAATAATAACGGGCGGGAAAAAATGGATCAATTATTCGTCCCGTTGTTATGTCGCAACCGTGCAAACGTTGAAAAAACGAAAATTTCCGTTTGTGGAATTGGTTGTGATCGATGAAGCACACAAACAAATTTTTGACGACGTGGCGATCGAATATAAAAATCGCGGATCGTTTATCATTGGGGCAACCGCGACGCCATTACGCAAGGGGCGAACAATGACACAATTAGGATCGATATATGATCAAATGGTTCAATCCGTGGACATCGCGGATCTAATTTCGGACGGGTTTTTATGTCCCGCGCGAACCTTTGGATCCGTTGTTGATATTAAAGGCGTTGGATTGTCCGGGGGCGATTACAAATCCGATCAAATGTTCGACGTTTACGATAAGCCGTTTTTATACGACGGATTAATTTCGCATTGGAATAAATTCGCAAACGGAAAAAAAACACTTGTTTTTAATATCAACGTCGAACACTCAAAAAAAACCCGGGACGCGTTTCGTTCCGCGGGAATTAGTTGTGAACATATCGACGGAACGACGCCAAAATCCGAACGGGAAAAAATATTGCGGGATTTCAAATTCGGAAAATTTTCCGTCCTTTGCAACGTCGAAATTTTGACAACCGGATACGACGAACCGTCGATCGAATGTGTTGTAATTAACCGACGAACGAAATCCGTTCCGTTGTGGTTGCAAATGTGCGGACGTGGATCCCGTTTGTTTCGAAATAAAAATGAATTTATTATTTTGGATATGGGGGGAAACGTGATAGAATTGGGATTTTGGGAACGAAAACGAAATTTTTCATTGTGGCACGCGATCAAAGGTAAAGGCGTCGCGCCGGAAAAACAATGTCCGGATCCATTTGTGGAACATTTCGACGACGGTTCGTTCCGTGAATATACGCGCGACGAATTAACGCCGGAAAAACGAAAAAAACACGGTTGCGGATCATTTATTCACGCGTCCGCGCCCGTTTGTTCGGATTGCGGATTTGAATTTCCTAAAAACGAACGTAAAATGATCGAAACGGAAATAAACGAAATGATCGACGGTTCGTCCGGGATAGTTGTTGTTCCGGATCATTTGAAAAAACCGTATTCCGAAATGAATTTCGACGAATTGTTGGAAATCCAAAAAATAAAGGGATTTAAAAAACATTGGATTTTACATCAAATCGATCAAACGGACGAAAATTTGACGAAATTCGCCGAATTTATGGGATATAAAAAAAGTTGGATCCATTTCGCAAAAAAGAAAATTTTTAATAATATAGATTTATGAATGTATCAATTTTTAAAACAATTAAGGACACAACCGGCGGACACGAAGTCGCAATAAACGACGTTTTCGACGCGATCCAATCCGGACAATGGGTTGAACACGTCGAACGCGTTCGCGGGGCAAAAGACAAAACCGAACAAAGGGATTTGAAAAAATCGGTTCCATATTTTACGGCGTCCGGGACATTCACACACCGACGCGACGACGGGATCAAAAATCATTCGGGAATCATTGCGATTGATTTCGATAATTTGGACGACGTGGACGACGTGAAATCGTTTATCGGTTGCGATCGTTTTTCGTGGTTCACTTGTATTTCGGTATCCGGGGGCGGTTTATGTGTTTTCGTGAAAATTGATCCAACGCGACATCGTGAAAGTTTTGATTTTTTGTCCGATTATTATTTGACAAATTATCAATTGACAATCGATCCCGCGTGTAAAGATATTTCACGCCCGCGATTTGTGACGTTTGATCCAAACGCCGTTTTGAACGTTTCCGCCGTTCGTTTGGATATGGATCGCGAACGCGAATTCAACCCGGACAAAATTATTTCAATCGCCGAAAATATGATCCGTAATTCAACCGACGGCGAACGACATAATAAATTATTGAAAGCGTCGCGATTAATGGGTGGATATATTGGTTCGGGATTGATCGACGAATTCGACACCGAAAACCGTTTGGCGTCCGTTTGGGTTGAACGCGATTTCGATCAAAATTATAATTTTAAACAAACGATCGCCGACGGAATAAAGTATGGAAAAACCGCCCCAATAACGGCGGAACATTATCACGAACAAATCAAAAAATCCGCCGAAAATAAAAAACATATCGCGAAAATATTCGCCAACGCGCGCGCAATTAATCGCGCCGGACGTGATTTCGACGGGAACGACATCGTTCAAATGTGTGAACAATTTTTGATCGGAAAACAACGCGTTGAACAAATATTCCGCGACGTATTCGAAACGGAAAAACATTTCCACGGGTTCGACGACAAACCGAAACACGTCAAAACGGAAATTGTGATCGCGGACAAATGGGAATTTCAACGAAACGTCGTAACGCAATCGATCGATTGTCGCGTCCGGGCGGATCAAAACGCAAAATTTCAAAAAGTGAATTTCGACACCGTGACACGTTTCGCGTTGCATTGTGGACAAATAACATCGGTTGATAAAATAAAATCGTTATTGCGATCGGATTTCGTCCCGGAATACGATCCGTTGAAATCCTATTTTATTAATTTGCACGATTGGGACAATTCCCGGGATTATATTTCCGAATTCGCAAATTATATTCAAACCGACGATCAACCGTTTTATTTGTCAATGTTCAAAAAACATTTAGTTCGATCAGTTGCGCAAATTATGGATTATTCCGTTAATCGTTTCGTTTTCGTTTTGGTGGGGGAAAAACAATCCACGGGAAAATCGACATTTATTCGATCGTTGTCGCCATTTCCCGCCGGGGAATATTACACCGAATCAAAAGTTCGGGACGACAAAGACGGACAATTCGCATTCGCGGAAAATTTTATTTACAATATCGAAGAATTATCCGATATGAAAAACACCGACGTCAATCGATTAAAGGCGATCATTTCGCAAGCGATCATAAAAGAACGGAAACCATACGCGCACGACGTGGAACCCGTTGTCCGACGCGCGAATTTTTTCGGATCAACCAATAATCAAAATTTTTTAACGGATACCGAAAACACGCGTTGGCTATGTCACAACGTGAAATCAATCGATTGGAATTATTCAAAAATTGATATTTCCGATTTGTGGTCGCAAGCGTTCGCGCTATGGAAAACGGGTTTCAACGCCCAATTAACGCCGGACGAAAACGAACACCAATCGCAAAAAAATAAAATTTTCGAGGTTTCCGACGTCGGCAAAGAATTAATTGCGAAATATTTCCGCGTTTGTGATCGTGACGTCCAAGGCGCGCAATTTTACACGATCGCCGACATCGTTCAACAATTGACATTTAACACCGACGGACGCGTGAAATTCAACGATCGCATTGTCGGAAAAAATATGATCCAATTAGGGTTTTTAAACGATCGTAAAAGAATAAACGGAAACATCGTTCGCGGATATTACGCGCAAGAAATACGCGGACAATACGTCAACGAAAACGAACCCGACATCGAACGCGGGGAATTGCCGTTTTGATCCAACGTGTGAACGTTGCCGTTAACGAAATTTTTAACGTTCACACCTAATTAATTGAAAATGAATAAAATAATCGAAGTTGTGAACGTTACCGTTAAAAAATTGAAAACTTTTATATTGCGCGGGATCGCCTATTCTCTAATAAATAAAAATATAAACTTTTATTCAATTTTTAACGTTCACAACGGCAACAAAACGCCGAAAGTCAACAACGCCGGGCGATCCAACGTGTGAACGTTATGTGAACGTTACGATTTTTTAATGGCAACAACGGCAACAAACGTTCACACCTAAAAAAATGAAAAAATGAAAAAAATAATATTGATTTTAAAGAGAATTTTTAAATATGGAAAATATATCAACGAACAAGTTCAAAAATGCAAAAACGCCGGATTTGGCGGTCACGATTGAATTTAATTTGCAAAACGATTGTTTCCAATGGACACACAAAAAATTCCCCGAATACCGAAAACAATTGTTTCACGTCCCAAACGGCGGAAAACGTTCCCGGATCGAAGCGTCACGATTGAAACAATCCGGAACGATCGCCGGGATCCCGGATTTGATTTTTTGCATTCAATCGCAAACGTTTTTTTTCGAATTGAAAACAACCGCCGGAAAAACGTCCCCGGATCAAAAGTTGATACACGCAAAATTCAAACAAAACGGATTTTTTGTTTTCGTGATCCGATCAGTTGAACAATTTAAACAAATTTTTTATTTTATAATTATGGAACAAATATTGGAAAAATTTAATCGATTAGAACACGTTTACGATTTGGAAATTTACGGAATTTCAAAGGAATTATTTTTGTATCAAAATAAGGTTTGGAAATATATTTATGATATGGAATTCGATCAAATAACGATCATTGATCAAATTTGCGATCCGTCCAATAAAGACAAATTTATCGATTGCGTAAAACGTTTTATTATCTTTGAAATGGACAAAGCGGACGGATTTAATATTGATTTCAATTCGGAATATACTAAATTTAGAAAATTCGAATCAATCGACGCGTACAACAAAAGAAAAAAAGAAACGCGCGAAATGTTGTTCGGGCGGTGGTATAAAAACGATTTTAAAATTTAATCAATGAAAAAACAAAAAACAATTTGGCAAATTTACGGCGAAAGGGGCGGACGTCCCCGCAAATATGCAACCGAAAAGGCGTTTCAAACCGCCGTAAACAATTATTTTGATTTCTTAATGGAATACGATCAAAAACCAACGATCACGGGATTAACCTTGTTTTTAGGGTTTTGCGATCGCCGTTCGTTTTACGATTACGAAAAAACGTCCCCGTTTTCTCACACAATAAAAAGGGCGCGAACAATGGTTGAACACCACTACGAACAATTGATCCAAGGACACAACAACGCCGGGGCGATTTTTGCCCTCAAAAATATGGGTTGGATCGATAAAACAGAAGTTGAACAAACGATCACGGAACAAAAACAAGTTTTCAAAATAGGCGATCAAATTATTTCGTTTGATTAATGAAAAATTTTATTTGTTTTTTAGCGTTTTTTTTAGTATCGTGCAAATCGAACGAAATCATTCACGAACAAAATTTGATCGATCAACAAAGGACAATGATCCGGCGCGATAAAAATTCGATCAAAAAACAACAAAAAATCATTTCGTCACGCGCGAAACACAAACAAAACCGAAAAAAAAATGGACGAAAAAAACTCCGTATTATTTGAACCGTTCCCGAAACAAATCGAATTTTTGGAATCGTGTTTGTCCGGGAATTTTGATTTCGTTATGTATGGCGGATCGATCCGGGGCGGGAAAACATTCGCCGGGATTGGTTTGTTGTTGATCCTTTGTCGCGCGTTCCCGGGTTCCCGTTGGGCGATTGTCCGAACCGATTTAATGACATTGAAACGGAACACGATCCCGTCGTTTTGGAAAATTGTTCCGCGATCGTTCGTGGAAAAATATAAACAAGATGAACAAATCGTGACGTTTAAAAACGGATCGCAAATTTTGTTTTTTGGGGAAAATTTCACGGACGACAAAGAATTGAACCGTTGGAAAGGATTAGAGGTTAACGGTTTTTTGTTGGAAGAAATCAACGAATTACAAGAAAAAACATTTTACAAAGCGATCGAACGCGCCGGATCACATATAATTCCCGGGGGCGCGAAACAACCGTCCCCGTTGATCGCGGGAACGTGCAACCCGTCGCAAAATTGGATTAAAAAGATCGTTTACAACAAATGGAAAAACGCCACGTTGCCGGAACGTTGGAAATATATTCCGGCGAAAATATTCGACAATCCGTTTATTTCGGACGAATACCGTCGCGCGTTGCAAAATATGCCGGCGTTTGAATACGACGTTTTCGTGAACGGAAATTGGGACATCGAATTGAAATCCGGGGGCGAATTTTACAAATCGTTTGATTTGGACACACACACCGGATCCAATCGATACGATCCCGAAAACGCCATTCATATTTCATTTGACGAAAACGTCAATCCATACATTACGGCGGTCGTTTGGCAAATTTCCGGGAACGAACATTTTAAAAAAGATTTGCGAATGATCGCGGAATATTGTTTGGAAACGCCGAACAATACCGTCCGCAAATTATGCGAAAAAATCGCCGTCGATTTCCGACATCACAATTCCGGGGTTTTCATTTACGGCGACGCAACGTCAAAAAAAGCGGATACAAAGTTGGAAAAAGGACATAATTTTTTTACATTAATACGCGATTATTTATCGGAATTTAATCCCGTTTTGCGCGTCCCGGCGTCGAACCCGTCCGTTGTTATGCGGGGGAATTTTATAAATCAAATTTTGGAAAAAGGGTTCCAAGGGATCACGATTTCAATTGATCAAAGTTGCGAAAAAACGATCGCGGATTTCAACAACGTAAAAGAAGATGCCGACGGAACAAAGAAAAAAGAACGGGAAAAAAACCCGGCGACGGGCGTCACGTTCGAAAAATACGGACACACGTCCGACGCGTGCGATTATTTCATTTGTAAAGCAATGGAAAACGATTTCAACACATATCGAACCGGGCGACAAACATTCGATCACGTTGTGGTCGGATTTAAGGGAACAAACGAAAGTTATTCATATTAGTTTTAATATATTTGTAATTCAAAAAATGAAATAATTATGGGTTTAATATTAAGAACGGATTTTGATCCAATGATCGATCAAACCGATTTGAATTTGATTATTAATTCGGACGAACATATTTTGAATGAAGCGATCGCAAGTTCAACAAATGAAATGATCGCGTATTTAGGCGGGCGGTTCGATACGGATTTGATATTTTACAACGTTTTGCCGTGGACGGCAACGACAACGTTCCAATTGGGCGACATCGTGTTGTTATTTGCGGAAACGTGGAAAAATCAAAGTTACACGGCGGGAAAAATCGCGTCGGATCCGGTATCATTGACGGTTTACATTTGCATTTTGACAACAACAAATCAACCGTTAACAAACGCGACATATTGGACACCGATCGGAAAACAAAATCAATTATACAAAACGAAAATTCAATCGACGGGATTTTTTCCGAACAACGCGACATATTTCGACGCAATGGACGCGCGCGATCCGTTAATCGTTCGTCAATTGTGCGATTTGGTTTTATACGAAATTCATTCACGGATCAATCCTCGGAACATACCGGAACACCGGATCCAACGTCGCGACGACGCGATTAAATTTTTAAAAAATTGCGCGGATCCGAGATTGAATTTTGCCGTAAATTTACCGATCAAAGATCACGGCGAAAACAAAGGTTTCGACATATCGTTCGGAACGTCGACAAATATTTCAAATCATACATATTAAAAAAATGGCAAATTTCATTCAAAAATTATTCACGCCGGGACGCGTCGAAAACGTATCAAAAGAAACACCGCAACGCGCGAAAATAATTTCGCAAATTGTACGCCGGGAATTGTCACGAACGCAACAAACGATCGCGAAATGGCGTTCGTCAACAATCCAAGCCGAAAGCATAATAAACCCGCAACGCGTCGGTTTGTTGGAAATTTACCGGGACGTCGTATTGGACGCGCATTTGTCAAGTTTAATGAACACGATTAAATTAAAAATCCAAACGGGCGAAGTTTATATTTGTAACGCGGACGGGACGGAAAACGACGAATTGTCGGATCGTTTTCGTGATCAATGGTTCCGTAAATATTTGGAACATTACGCGGACGCGTTGTTTTACGGTCATTCGTTGATCCAATTAGGCGGAATAAAAAACGACGTTTTCGTCGATTTGGAATTGGTTCCAAGGGAAAACGTTTGTCCGGAAACCGGGATCGTGAAACGCGAAAGTTGGTCACATTCAACGGACGGCGTCGATTTTAGGTCGGAACCTTATTCCGATTGGTTGATCGAAATAGGCGATCCGCGGGATTTGGGAATTTTGCACAAAGCGACGCCATTAATTTTATGGAAAAAAGGCGTTTTCGGATCGTGGTCACAATATGCGGAATTATTCGGAATGCCGGTTCGATTAGGAAAAACCGACATATTGAATCCAACCAATCGCGCGAATATGGAAAAAATGTTGGCGAATATGGGTTCGGCGTCGTGGGGCGTTTTTAACATCGACGATATGATCGAGTTTATCGAGGTTTCACAATCCGACGCGTTCGAAGTTTACGATCGTTTGATCGATCGTGTAAATTCCGAATTATCAAAATTGATATTGGGACAAACCGGGACAACCGACGAAAAATCATTCACGGGATCCGCAAACGTTCACGCCGGGATTTTATCGGATTACATTTCCGCAATAAAACAACAAATCGCGGATCACGTTCACGCCGTTATCATTCCAAAAATGAAAAAATTGGGAATGTTACCGAATGCGAATATTTATTTCAAATGGGAAAACGACGAAAAAATCCCGGTTGAAAAACATTTCGAAATCACAAAAGAATTATTAAAATTTTACGACATTTCGCCGGAATGGATCGCGGAAACGTTCAACGTCCCGGTTGAAGCGAAACAAGGGATCGAAACAACCAATCCAAACGCGGATCAATCCGTGATCGCGGACGTTGTCGATTTATATAAAAACGCGTTGAAATTGTAACAATGGCGAAAAACAAATTTATCGATTACACAAACGATCAATTGGAATTATTGATCAATGAAATTTATTCCGGATCGATTTCGGCGTCGGTTTTGCCCGTGGATCTATATCACGCCATTAACGCGCGATTATTGGACGCCGTTTGGAAAGGGTTCGGCGGTTCGTCGCGCGATTTTGTGGACGGTTCCGCGGACAAATTATTGGTTCAATATTACGAACACAATATCGCGGTTTTTTCGGGCGCGAAAACATTCCAACAAGTCAAAGATATGTCCGCCGGGGTTTTTCGCCCGGACGGATACAAACGCGATTTTTCGGATTTTAAAAAGTTAGTCACGGGCGACGGATTT